CCCACTACTAACTCCACCGAAACCAAGTATTGGATCACCCTCTGGTCTAACCAACGAGTAATCAAACTTTACCTCAGCAGTTCCATGAAAGTAACTTTCTAATAAAACTTTTAATGATTCCACCCAACCCTCTCGGTCATCTGGCACTACAAATGTAGTTTCATCTCTATCTTTATTGATTCCTTTAACAACTATCTCACCAGCACCCTTTGTATCAAATCCAACTCCAACACCAAGCATTGAAGCATCCATGAGGAAACAGAATGGTTTCGCCATATCATCTTTGATTGTTTTTGTTGATACGAAAGCGCAATTATTAAGGGCAGCATATAAACCTCGCTCTTCGGTTATAGCAGTTCCCATAGCCCATAGCCCACGACCAGGTGGTAAGAATTTCATTGTAAATATTCTTTCATACATATCTTGAGCCGATCTTTGTGCTTGCCATGGATTCCAACCTAACTGATGACTCTCAATATGGTTCATCTGCATTGTATAAGTTCCCTCTACAACCCTTCGGACAGTTTCCCACCATCTCTCGTTCTTTCCATTTTCTTTTATTCTCGAATAGGTTCTCATATATACTAACTCACCTAATCCATTAAAACCAAACGGAGCTTTTCTTCTCTTGTATTTATTGATAAATGTGTCCGTTAATGTAAACTTTTTCTTCATGTATTTTGCCTCTTTAGGAATTATTAACTATTGTTGGGAATATTACCAAATATAAGTATAATATATACTGACCTTTGAATCACTTTTTAAACACAAATATCGGTTCATATTTGTATCCAGCACCCATTACACTTGATAATGTTAATTCTATTGTTTTCTCCTGTTTGAATCCCAACTCTTTTGAGATTCTTATTGTCTCTTCCTCTATAAATTTATACTTTGGAGTATTTGCTATATTGATCAACATATATTTATTACCCTTCAATCCTCTGTAGCAATTCTCAATCGTTTTGTATAAAAATCCATTTATCCATTCTTCCTTAGTTGGATACTTAATATAGCTTTGTGTTGGTTCATCGCTATACTTCTCTGTATCAAAATATGGTGGTGAAGTGAAACATAAGTCCAAAGATTCTCTCTTTGGTTCATAAACTTCACTACCTAATTTATGTAATTCTACTGACTTTGTCAAGTAAAAAAAATCTTTTTTTATCTTTTTTAATCCTTTGAATGTTTCACTTGATGGTTCTGTTCCAATATACTTAGGTCGTGAACTTGCCAGAAAACCAATCAACCTACCACCCCAGCCACAACTCATATCCCAAATGACATCACCACCGAACTTTTCATATATCAGTTTAGCAGCACTTGGTCGGAAGTTACTCACGGCCTGTGAATTAGTATGGATCTTTAGAATCTTTCTTATTGTGGTATCATTTATACGATTGAATAATTTCCAACACTTTCGTATGGCACTTTTAAACTTTTCATCATCATTGTAAATATCCATCGGTGTGTATTTTGCACCACCACAGCTGACATCCCAAGCATGTGAAAAGTAAAACCAACATAATCTCAATCCGTGCATGGTTTGAATAATCTGATTATCTTTGAATATGGTGTTGATATCAAACTTTTGCATCTTTCTCATATGCTGATGTTTCTCATCCTCTCTTATTTTATAATATGGAAACCCATGTCGGCGATAATAATCAAATATTACCTGCACACCATATTCTAAATCAGTAGTATCTTTTGAATTTACAACCCTATCATACTCCAAATCCAACGGATTGTATCCCATGACTTCCGTTAATATTTTAGCCTTACTAATCACTCATCAAATCCTCATAACGAGCAGATAACATCTGTTTCGTCTGATTGCTCCTGTTATTTATTTTACTTTGCACAGCTTTACCATCATCAGATTTAGATTCAAATAATTCTATCTTACCGATATTTGTATTTATCTTTGCTGGATATGTCAATCCATCAGGACCGAATCTGTTCTTGATAACATGAAACCTACCCGTGTTGGCAATCTTATCCTCTATCTTACGACTAACGGATATTACGAAATCTGCCGTCATAACCTTGGCATAGGATTCAGCAACCTTACTGGCATCAATCACATCCTCATCCAAGGCACTTCTGTTTGCCTGTGATGCCGTCCATATCGGTATCTGCATCTCACCAGCCAATCCTCGTAAGTCCTCATAGATATTTCCCAACTGATGTCTCATTTCCGTGCTCTTACCCACATCCCTCATGATATCAGCATAGTCCACAAGTATCATATCCACCTCAGCACCAAATGATGTTGCCTTCTTGATGTGAGCAGATAAGGTGTTTACGGTACAACTTCTCGTTGGATAATATTTTATAGTTAGATCACCCTCTACCTTCTCAACCTTCTCCAACACCTCGTCCTTATGATACATGAGGTTCTGTCCTTCCACACCACTAAATATACTATCGTATCTCAGACCAACATATGCTTCATTTAATTCTAAGGTGTAGTGAACCACATTCTTTCCTTGTGATATAGCATAAGCACCCATACCACTTAACACCCAAGACTTACCAATACCAGCAGGTGCTACAACCACACCCAACTCACCAGCACCTAATCCACCTTGCATCAGTTCATTTATAATATCCCAAGGCGTAGGTGTTGTTACACGAGCAGTTTCAGAATATCTTTCCTCAAAGTCCACCTTATAGTCATGACCTAAGTTTCTTTCCGTTCCAGCCTTCATGGCATCATCAACTAATAATTTGATTTCTTCTACATCACCATCTCTTTCCAATATCTGAGCAGACCTAACTATAGCATCTTTCAACACTTGTGTCTTATGAAAGTCTAATGCCTTATCCTTTACATATTCTAAGTCAACAGCCTCTACATACTTCCAAGCCTCTCTTAGCGTATCCTTTACATTCTGTTGTAGCATCTCACTATCTAGCTCACCGACCTTTACCTTAAAGGTGTCCATGGTAATTGTCGTTTTATACTTATTATAGTATTCCTTTATCTCTTTGACTATCCAATGAAATGCTTCATTACCCAAATACTTCTCATCCAAGATATCGATAATCTGTTCCAAGAATAGCTTATCTGTAATCAAACAGACGATAAACTTTACCTGAAAGTTATACCCATACTCCGATATAGATTTTGTTTTATTCATACATTATTCCAATAATGACCTAATATTATAAACTCTGTTACCCAATTATCAAAGTTAGGAATATGCCCCCATAGCTTATCCTGTACCAATAACCTCTGTAGGTTATACTTTGTTGTTTTGGGTATCACATCACGAATGGTATTCGTAATCCTAAGTTTAGCATGATTAGATATTTCTGGCTCCTTTAACTGCATCAGTAAATAGTTTCTCTTTATCACATATTCATGATTGTTTATTAATTTTGATACCTTGGTCTCTCTATCCTTTGCCGAGTCCATTAACATCATTATGTCAAATGGTTCGTTCTCTGATAACTCGGGATATTCCTTGACCAAAGATTTAATCCCCACACCTTTTACACCTGGTATACTATCTGATCTATCACCATCTATGGTTCTGCCTGTTAGCAAGTTCTGTGGATATAAACCAAACTCCTCATAAACCATCTCCACATCATATGTCTTCTTCTTGGTAGGTGAGTATACCTGAACCCTTTCGTCTACTAGCTGATAGAAATCCTTATCGGTTGACATGATCGTAACCTTGGAGTCTTTCAACGATACATTACTCACATAAGCCATCACATCATCTGCTTCAAGATTATCGATGGATAATATGGTCAATGGTAGGTTCTCCAAGTATTCAACCAATCTACTCAACTGTAACTTCATAGCCTCGGATTCATCCTGTGGATTTACCGTCCAATCAACCACTCGGTTTAACCTTGATCTAACCTTACGCCCACCCTTGTAGCCAGAATAAACCTTTTGTCTTGGTTTAGAACCACCCTTACCATCGAACACAATAATACATCTCGTTGGTTTGAATTTATTGATGGCAAATCTGATTGATTTCAGAAACCCTACTAAACCACCTACATGTGAACCATCCTCGTTTAAGGATGGGTTCACCGAAAATGCTCTGATGAATGTATTTAACCCATCTATAATAAGGGCATGATCATCTGGCTTTCGTTGTGCTGGTTTAGTAGAGATTTCATCTTTGTATTCAGCGAATCGTTTTTTTAGTAACCCATTACTCATCGGCGAATTCATCGGTTGTTGATACATCATCTATACCAAGTTTACCCGAATCATACTTCAATATGGTTTTCTCACAGATCAAATCATAGACATACTTCTGAGTATCCTCATCAGCCATAAGTGATTCAAAATCTTTCGATTGAAACTTATGATCTTTACCATCTTGATCTGTTAAGGTGTACCACGCACCACCTTGTTTGACAAGGTTGTGTTGTTTAAGCACCTCTAACCAACTACCGAAATCATCAATACCTTTATCAAAGTAAAGTTGAAAGTCAGCACTTCTCAGAGGTGGACCTAAACGATTCTTTATAACCTGTGCCCTAATCTTGATACCAATGGTGTTCTTCTTGGTGTCCTTGATCTGTCCCATATTCTTTAAACGAATACGAGTGGAAGCATGGAAAGGTAAGGCTTTTCCACCACTTGTTGTCCAAGGATCACCAAACATCACACCCATCTTCTGACGCAACTGATTGGTAAATATTAAACACACTTTTTGACGAGCAATCATTTGGGTGATCTTTCTCATAGCCTTAGATAGAACTATAGCCTTAGATGTAGCCCACCCATCCTTATCAAAGTCAGCATCCATCTCCACCTTGGTGGAAGCGGCAGCCAAACTATCGACAAGTATCGTAACCAATTTATCTTTACTCGATTCACGAATTTTTGTAACAATCGTTTCAATGGTATCAAATATATCCTCTACGGTTTCCAAGTGAACATATAGCATTGTATTGGTATCAATCCCAATAGCCTGTAAGAATTCACTCGATACAGCAGACTCGGTATCTATGTATACAGCAAGACCACCCTTCTGCTGGGTAGAGGCAAGAGCGTGAGCTCCGATCAATGATTTACCACTACCTTCCAATCCGTTGATCTCTGTAATCCTACCGGCAGCCAAACCACCGTCTGGTCTATTCGATACTGCTAAATCCAAGATGGTGGAGCCTGTACCAACCCAATCCGTGACATCGGTTGGAGTTGTTTCCGCACCATCAAGAAAGTAAGCAACTTGATGTGATTTAAATTGTTTGTTTAGTTCCGATGCGATTACATCGGCTAATTCATCTTTATTAGACATAACTTCTCCGAGCAGAAAGGGATGAACGACAAAAGGAGGAAAGTCAATCCACCCCTTTTCCGCGGTTTTATTTAGGAATTAAATAACTTATCGAAATCGTCTTCGACATTAGAGGACGCTTGAGAGGCAACCATTTCTGGTTCTTTCTTCTCAGTAGTAGTTTCCTCTGTTCCACCATCAGGATTTAAAAAGGTCGATAAGTGCCCTTTTAAAGTATCAAAGTCTGGCTCTGTGTAGAGTTCGACAATGTTAGGTTGGACGGTAAGTAATTTCTTACTCATATCCATGTCTTCAACGAGTGCCGTCTGATTTGGTTTCACACGAATGGTAGTCTTACCATACTGGTTACCAGCCTCAGCAGCAGTTTGCCTTTCCACAACAATATCACGACCTGTCATAGGATCTGAAATATCACCGTAGTCTGGATCAGCAATAATTGAAAGAAGTTCTTGGTAAACGGTTTTACCGAATCCCCACCATTTCACACCCTCGGATTCCTCTCCCCTAGCGATTACAGGAACAAATGTTCTCATCTTAGGTTCGATTCTCTTACCTTGAATCCATTCATCTTTATCGCCAGTAGATTTAAGCTTATCGGCAAATTGTTGAACTGGATCAGGTCGTCCAAAGGAAAGTGGTGAAAGCACCGTTTTATTCGGTACTAATGAATAGTGAAAAAACAACTCTACGAATGGGTTGTCTTTGTTCTCAACATAAGGCGTAATTCTTATCTGTGTCTTACCAGCAGGTGGTTTCCAAAATGAATTAGCAGTTGAGGTTGTATTCTGTAACGTACTCAAGCGTGACTTGATGGCATTTATGTCCATAGTTATTCTCCGTGTTTAGATTGTTATTTATAGTTTATCTACTATAAATATTGTATACTCATAATATACAACATTTTTTCGTAAAAAACAAGCTTTTTTTATGTATTTATTATCTTTAATATTCGTGTTGAAATTCGTGATAACCCGTCCTTGTTGGTGATAAGAATCATGTTCTTATACCTCTCCCAAGGCAACTGAAATCGTGTGTCCAGCACACCATTGTTTATTGTTTTGATCAATTCGTTCAGAGCATTTATTGTATACAATGTGTTGCTCATCTTCTTTCTGTGTAACGATATTGTGTTCTGTACGGCATTAAAATCTAGCTGAGCATTCTTCTCCACATTATATGTGCAGATCAGCTCATGGTTCTTGTCCTCGTTCTGT